GTTTGCCAACATGCAATTGATACACTTTCACTTGGTCGTTTAGATTGCGTTACCTTTGTTTCTCCTCCTCTTGCCGCTGTCAAGAACAACTCAGGGGATGAAGCAGATGATATCGTCACATACTTCAAAGAAGATCTAAATCGTTTCAGTTCGTATGTTGTTGCTGACTCAGGTTGGAAGCGCCAATACGATCGTTACAATGACGTGTTTGTAAACGTTCCTTTGAACGCTGACATTGCTGGTCTTTGTGCACGTACTGACAATACCAATGATCCATGGTTCTCACCTGCTGGTCTAAATCGTGGTGCGATTAAGAATGTTGTTAAACTTCTTTGGTCTCCAAACCAAACAAATCGCGACGAATTGTATAAGAATGGTATCAACCCTGTTGCAAGTCTTGCAGGAAACGGTATTGTTCTCTATGGTGACAAGACACTTCTTGCTAAACCATCGGCATTCGATCGTATCAATGTTCGTCGTCTGTTCATCGTTCTTGAGAAGGCAATCTCGACTGCTGCTAAGTTCCAGTTGTTCGAATTCAACGATGTCTTTACTCGTGCACAGTTCAAGTCGATCGTAGAACCATTCCTCCGCGATGTTCGTGGTCGCCGTGGTATCTTTGACTTCCGTGTTGTGTGTGACGAATCAAATAACACTGGCGAAGTAATTGACCGTAACGAATTCGTTGCTGACATCTTTATCAAACCAGCAAAATCGATTAACTTCATCAAATTGAATTTCGTCGCTACGAGAACTTCAATTTCGTTTGAAGAAGTCGGCGCATAACCCTATAAATAAGAAAGAAATGGAGATCTAATAATGGATATTTCACAATTTAAGGGGTTACTTGGGGCTGGTGGTGCAAGACCTAACCAATTCCGCGTACTCCTAACCTTCCCTCAATTGGTTGGTGCAAACATCGGTGAGGCATCTTTGCTTGTTACGGGTGCTGCACTTCCTGCGTCTAACGTAAACCCAACTCTACTTCAGTATCGTGGTCGTGAAGTTAAACTCGCTGGTGAGCGTGTCTTCGATCCATGGACAATTACTATTGTAAACGATACAGAATTTAAACTTCGTCGTCCATTCGAAAGATGGATGAATCTCATGAACAATCTGGTCACCAACAGAGGTGAAACTAGACCAAGCAGCTACCAAACAGAAATCACTGTGACGCATCTTGATCGCAACGATGTTCCTCTTCAAACCTATGTACTTGCAGATGCATTCCCGATTAACATGTCGGAAATTGCTCTTCAGTATGGTCAGAACGATGTCGTTGAAGAGTTTACAGTAACATTCCAGTACCAGCACTATACCACTTTTGCTGGTGGTCGTCCTGAAGAAACTCTTGCGTAATATTGAAAAGTAAAATTGAATAATGGAAATTTTTGGTTATAAAGTTGAAAAATCCAAGGCGGCACCGACGGAAAAATCGTTTGTGCCGCCAACGGACGATGGCGGTTCCGATGTCATAAAGGCAGGTGGTTATTTTGGCACCTACCTTGACTTAGACGGAACCGCCAACACCGAGGCAGAACTTATTAAAAAGTATCGCGACATTGCCTTCATGGCAGATGTCGATTCTGCCATTGATGATATCGTGAATGATTCTATTTCAAACCTCGACGATGAACGTCCAGTTGAAATCAATCTTGATAATGTCAAACTATCTGACTCTATTAAGAAAAAGATTCAACTAGAGTTTGAATCAGTTTTAGATCTATTAGAGTTTAATCTAAGAGCGCAAGACTATTATCGTCGTTGGTATATTGATGGTAGAATTTACTTTCATAAAGTAATTGATACCGCAAAACCAAAAGAAGGTATTACTGATATTCGTTTTATCGATCCTCGTAAGATTAAAAAAGTCCGAGAGATCTTTAAAGAAAAAGATGAAAAATCAGGTGTTGAGTTCATCAAGAAGATCGAAGAATACTTTGTTTATAATGAACGTGGCATTGTCCTGGATAAAGCACAAACTGCTTCTCCTGGATCTGCTGCAACAATGAGGGTTACTAGGGATGCGATTTGTTATGTTCCTTCTGGTCTAAGTGATCAGGATAAGAACATCCCATTGTCGTATCTGCATAAAGCGATCCGTCCCGCCAATCAGTTGCGCATGATGGAAAACGCTGCAGTAATCTACAGAATTTCGAGAGCACCAGAACGTCGCGTATTCTATGTTGACGTCGGTAATCTCCCAAAGATTAAAGCGGAACAATACCTTGCTGGTATTATGAATCAGTATAGAAATAAACTGGTCTATGATGGCAACACTGGTGAAATCCGTGACGATAAAAAGTTTATGTCAATGCTTGAAGATTTCTGGTTGCCTCGTCGCGAAGGTGGTAGAGGAACCCAGATTGAAACACTTCCAGGCGGTCAGAGTCTCGGTGAAATCGGTGACATCGACTACTTCCAGAAGAAACTATTTCAATCATTGAACGTTCCAATTTCAAGAATGCAACAGCAGTCTGGATTAAACTTCGGACGTGCTGCTGAAATTAACCGTGATGAGTGGAAGTTTACTAAGTTTATTGCTAAACTTCGTCGTCGTTTCTCTCTTCTGTTCGACGATCTTCTTAAGACCCAGTTAATCCTCAAGGGTATCATTACCGAGGCAGACTGGAATCTGATTAAGAACAATATTGAATACAAGTATGCTACTGATGCATATTATACTGAGTCGAAAGAACAGCAAATTATACAATCTCGCGTTGAGATTCTTAATGGAATGGCAAATTATATCGGCACGTTATACAGCAAAGAATATGTCCAAAAGAATATTCTCAAACTAACTGATGACGATATTGCACAAATTGAATTAGATAATAAGGCGGATCCAGTTCAATTAGAACCTGCGATGCAACCGCCACCAGAAGAAGGACAATAATAATGGACAATACTGAGGTTATTAAAAGTTTAATAAATAATATCGAAGCAGGTAATATGACTGATGCGAACGATGATTTCAGCGCTGCGTTAGATTTAAAACTTGCAGATATTCTTTCTGCTCGTCGCGAAGAAATGGCAAATGCTGTTTTTAATTCGAGCGAAGAAGTAGAAACAGAAGGGGATCCCGATGAAGACGTATAAAGAATTGGTAGAAGGTATCAATGAAACTCTCTCTTTACTAGAGGAAGTCGAAGGTCTTCATGAAGATCTCGACGAAGCGAATGAAAATTTTGATCCGAACTCGAAGGCACATCAAGCAGCAAAAGCAGCAACAAAGGGTTGGAAAGCAAAGAATTCCAAAGCAACATACCATCCGGATGGCACAGCAACGATTCACACCAATACCGTACACTCGATGCCAGCCCATGCGTTCGGACATCACACAGGTGTTGAGACAAGGCATTCGCATGAAGTGGTTAATGCGCACCTAAAAAACGCTGGCGGAGAGCATGGTCATTCAAGAGATGATCTCGATAATCACCATCAAAAGATTGACGGTCTTCACTGGAAAGTTAAAGGCAAATCTCAAAGTCACGAAATTCATATCCATGAAGGGGTTGAAGGTATCCAAGAACTTTCAACGGATACGCTTAGAAAGTATAGAACAAAAGCGAAAGATGATGCATACGATGCAGCTGATGTTGATGACGATCGTCGCCTTCGTAAACGTTCAATGGGTTCGTGGGATGCTGGTAAAAAGATTCTAAAGCGTGGCGATAAACTGCGAGCAGAAGAATTCGATTTCGATTTATTCGAATCAATTATGCTAGGCGAAGGCGATCTATCTATTCGCACTTTGTATAACAAATATGCTGACCATGCTCTGGGTGCTGGAGATAGTCCAGAACCCAAGAAAGCTGCTGCAGTCAAGAAAGCAATTACCAAGGTTCATGGTTCGACTGTTATGGGTCATCTAGAAAAAGCCAAGAATGCTGCTGCTAAAAATGATCAAGATTCAGAAAGTCATCATTTCAACGCTGCTAGAAATGCAGCAAAATCAGACACTATGGGTGCAACTGTTGGCAAGAATCGTTCTTCTATGCGTAAAGAAGAAGTCGATCTTGATGAAAGTCGTATGAAAGATCTGGCGACGGATATGGAATCATTGTCGCATGCAGATTTTAAAAGAAAACATAGAAGAACAAAGCAAGAAATGCAAAGTTCTTTGAAATCTGAAGAACTAAAGGGTAATCAACATAAGATTGATGCCAATAAGAATGGTAAGGTTGACGGACACGATTTCAAGATCCTTCGTAATCAGAAAAAAGCAAGATACCAGTAAGGAATATTAGATGGCAACTAAGGCGGTTCTAAAACTAACACAGGTTCATGGTGTGGTGAAAGTGCGTGGCACGGGATCCGCTACCATCGCGCTTGCCACCGATCTGAAGAAGACTTCAGAAACTCAATCTTCACCAAAGGCGAACATTCGCACTCTTCATTGGGCGTGTGCAGTAGCAACCACTGCTACTATTGCGAGAGACGGGGAAGTTCTGTACTATCTTTCAGGATCTGGTAAGATGGAATTCATGGGTTGGTCTGACAACGAAGAAAACGGTTCAGACATCGTCGTAGATTTCTCATCAGGTACTGGTTCAGTAGTTCTAGAACTTGCTAAGGTTTCTGGATATGGTTCGCAGCAACATCAGGACCAAGGAGATTTAGGATAATGAAACTTATTACTGAAGTAAACGACAACGTTCGTTATATCACTGAAGAAAAAGACGGTAAGAAATCCCTCTACATTGAAGGTGTTTTCCTACAATCAAATCTTAAGAATCGTAATGGACGTATGTATCCTGCTGAGATTATGGAAAAAGAAGTCCAGCGTTATATGACGGAAGCAGTCGAGAACAAGAGAGCATTTGGCGAACTTGGTCACCCAGACGGTCCGTCAATTAACCTTGACCGTGTGTCTCATATCGTTACCGAACTCTATAGAGATGGCGATAACTGGATGGGTAAAGCGAAGATCACTGATACTCCTATGGGTAATATTGCCCGTGGTTTGATTGAATCAGGTGGTCAACTTGGCGTTTCTTCAAGAGGACTTGGTACTCTGAAAGAGAATAGAGATGGAGTCCAAATTGTCCAAGACGATTTCCATCTTGCAACCGCAGCAGATATTGTTGCGGATCCTTCTGCTCCTGATGCTTTCGTAAGAGGCATTATGGAAAATAAAGAATGGGTGATTGTTAACGGTCTATGGACCGAACAAGCAAATGATATGGCGAAAAAGGTCATCAAGAAGGCGAGCAAAAAGCAACTCGAAGAAGCAAAGATGGTAGTTTTTGAGAATTTCCTCAATAGACTTGCTAGAATTTAAAGTTTCTTTATTATAAATAAAAGACTAAGATCCGAAATTTAGGAGAAAAAAATGACTGTAGAAAGAAAAATCAGAGAGTTGCTTGCTGGAAAGCAAGCGATTACTGAAGCTTCTGACGGTGATATGACCGCACCAAAGCAAGGTAGTTCGGTCACATCTTCATCAGAAAAGATGGGTGCTTCGAATGGTAAAGATACCTCGAAAGCAGCTAAGTCGAACACATCGGGCGACCAAACTCAACCACGTCAAGGTTCTTCAGCAGACGCACCACACCAAGACCGTGATGGTGATGCTGACGAAAACCAAGGTGCAAAGGTTGCCGTAAACGCTAAGGATACTTCCGACTCGTCAGGTCCTGCATCTGGTCCAGGTGATGCACCAAACTTCACTACTGTTGCTGATCCAAGATCGGTTGTAAATCAACCATCTTCTAAGGGCAACGTTCATAAAGAAGAAGTTGAACCAGAAGACGACGATCTGATTGAAGACGATATCGAAGACGAAGATGAAGACGAAGATGCTGAAGAAGATCTCGAAGAAGATTTCTCAGCAGAACTCGCAACTCTATTCGACGGTAACGAAGATCTAACTGAAGAATTCCGTGGCAAGGCAGCATCGCTGTTTGAAGCAATGGTTTCTGCATCGGTCAACGTTAAAGCAGCAGCACTCGAAGAAGCACTTATTCAAGAAGCTGCTGCTCTTATGGAAGAATTTAAGGATGACCTCGTTGAAAAGGTTGATTCTTATCTAACTTATGTCGCTGAACAGTATATTGCTGAAAACGAACTCGCTGTTGAGAACGGTCTCCGTTCAGACATCACTGAGTCGTTTATTGCAGGACTTAAGAATCTGTTTTCGGAACACTATATTGAGGTTCCTGAAGAGAAATATGATGTGCTTGGTGAAATGCAAGTCGAGATTGAAAACCTTCAAGCTCGTGTGGACCAAACTATGACTGCAAATGTAGAACTGCATGCTGAAAATACTAAACTTCAAAGAGAGAGCGTACTTATCGCGGTTACTGAAAACCTCGCTAAGACCGATGCTGAGAAGTTTGTAAGTATTGTTGCTGATGTAGAATTCGAGAACGCAGAAATTTTCGAAGAAAAGTTGAATGTCATTAGAGAAAATTATTTCCCTAAAGCACAACCTAACACGGAAGAAAAGATGACTGATGGTCTAGATGAAACTAATGCGTATGCTGGATCTCCTCTTATGGAGAAGTATACGAAGGTTCTAGACAAAATGTCAACTCAAATCTAAATAAATATAAATAATAAGTTGAAATAAAAAACCCTACAAGGAGAAAAAAATGTTTCTTTCAGAATCTCTACAAAAGAAGTGGGAGCCTGTCCTAAACCATGATGGTATGGGACAAATCAAGGATTCCTACAAGCGTGCAGTTACTGCAGTTGTTCTCGAAAACCAACAAAAGGCTCTTCAAGAAGAAAAGACTGCGTTGTTCGAAACTCCAGCAAACGCTACAGGCGCTGGCATCGATAACTACGATCCAATCCTAATCTCGCTCGTTCGTCGTGCGCTGCCTAACTTGATGGCATATGACGTTGCTGGCGTTCAACCAATGACTGGACCAGTTGGTCTTATCTTCGCAATGAAGTCGGCCTACACCACACAATCTGGTACGGAAGCACTCTTCAACGAAGCAGATACTGACTTCGCTGGTACAGGAACTCACGCTGGTTCAAACCCAGTTGATGGTTCTTACACCACAGGTACTGGTATTGCTACTGCTGACGCTGAAGCACTTGGTGAATCAGGCGGAACTGACTTCAATGAGATGGCATTCAGCATCGAGAAGACAACTGTAACTGCTAAGACACGTGCTCTTAAAGCAGAATACACAGTAGAACTTGCTCAGGATCTCAAGGCAATTCACGGTCTTGACGCTGAGTCAGAACTCTCGAACATCCTTTCACAAGAAATTCTTGCTGAAATCAACCGCGAAGTTATCCGTACGATCTATAAGGTTGCTAAACCAGGTGCTGCTTCGACAGCAACTGCTGGTACTTTCGATCTTGACGTTGACTCAAACGGTCGTTGGTCGGTTGAGCGTTTCAAGGGTCTTCTGTTCAACATCGAACGTGACGCTAACGTAATTGCTCAAGACACTCGTCGCGGTAAGGGTAACTTCA